CTACTAACCTTTTCAATACCAACGTCTTCAAACTGAGCTTTAGCGATAGAAAAAGTATGAGATACACCAAAGTAAAAAGCTAAAGAATAAGCTGTAGAAGAAACAGTCATAGCAGAGGAGTAGATAGTGTTTTCAAACACTCCTCTTTCTGGATCTGCTTCGTAAAAAGATTTATGAAATTTTGATATAGAACCTTTTTCTTTTCCAGAGCGTACTCTTCTATAAAATTCGCTAGAATAGAATCCAGTAAAAGTATCTAATACACGTCCTACGCCTCTAGCCAGTACACCAGTCAGACCAGAACCTTCAGTATAGATATCAGTAAATATTCTATTTAGAATATCTCCAAAACCGGGTAAATTAAGACTGTAATCAGCCCATTTAGCTATAGTACCTTTAAAACCTGTAGGTTTTTCTCCTGATGCTGTAAAGTATGTGTCTTGATACATAGACACAGAAGTTTGCTTAGTGTTATTAAAGAAATCACTACCAAGGTAATTAGGTAAGATAAGTTGTTGAAGGTCAGAGGTTTCGGATCTATTTTTATAGAGTAGGGGAATAAAGAATTTAAGAATAGGATTATCAATAGCTTCTACTTTAGCTAATTTAAACTCTGCTGAAGATTTTCTAAAACTAGAAGGTTGAAGATAATATTTATCTGACCAGATACCTTTTTTCTCTTCTTTAGCTTTGCTTTGTACACCTGATAATCTTTCTAGACCAGGATTTTCACTGGCGTATTTATAAAAGAACTCAGAGTATATTGAAGCGTAACCATGTTCTAGTAGGTTTTCCTGTAAAGTATAATCTTTATTAGTAGTAGTAGGTTTTAATCCTACTATAGAAACAGTTCTACCATATTTATCCCTATCTAAAGTTATTATATTTACCTTGTTGCCCTCTTTTTTTAATAAGTCTTCAACATGTTTAGTTGCTTTTTTACCCCATTTAAAGTGTTCTATATCTATTTTATTTTTAGAATTTTCTTCTTCAGGAGTATGGGGGATTTCAGGTGCATCAATTAAACCAACTCTAATAGTTACTGTTTTTTTAGACTGATCAGATTCATAATAACCACTAATAGTATCAGCGTCACTAACTTTTTCGACAATAAAACTTTTTTGAGAAACAGGTTGACGAGGTTGAGGATTAAAATAATTGCTAAGTTGGGATGCTGCTCCTTGAAAGTTAGAGCTGATATTAGACATTGCTCCTTGAATATTAGAAGCAGTTACTGCCAAAGACCCAGGAGATAAAACAGAATTAGATATTAGATATTTTGAATAATCCATAGTTTAGCAGTAACACGCTGTTAGTATCTACTAGAAGTATTAATGTTATATTCTATTAATTGGTCTAAAGTAAGAGAAGGTTGATATTGAACAGACATAGTAGACTGACCTAATATAAGAGAGTTAGAAAAGATATTAAGCATGTTCTGTTCAAAGATAAAACTATCTACACCACTAACAGAATTAACTGCCCAAACAAAATAAGGTAGAGCTATTTGAGAAGAGCTATAAAGAAGAGTAAGGGACTGAAACAAGGGTTTACTTCTAACTATCCAATTTTGCATATCAAAAGGTTTAGAATTACCACGGCGGTAGTACCTTACCTTATAGCGTCCACGAGGGATAAAAAGGTCAGAAGGAATAAGTTCAAACTTAACTAAACCGTCAACTGGTATCTCAACAATAAAAGGTTCTCTAATATGACTAAAAACTCCTGGTCTACAAGAAGCAGGGGGAGTAATATGTAAATAATAATCTGACTTAGGAATTACAGCACTAGAAGGAGCAGAATCATCATTAAGGATACTACAAATAACAGGAGAGATAGTAGCTATAGCGTAGCCTAAGCCTGGTTGAATAGTAATGATTACTGTTTCATTTTCTTCTTGATCAGTATCTCCTATAGGGGATATAAAAAGGATTGAAGTTGGGGTATTTTCTGTAAATACTATAGTACCAGAAGTGCTATTAAAGGTAGCCGCGCCGGACTGAGTATAATCAGCTGGATCAGTTCCATTGGCTTCAAATCTAGCAGTCCCGCCAACTGAGAAATTAACAGTTAAAGGTAGAGTAAGGTCACCGTTGCGAGTAAAGGTAAAAGCAAACTTAGTGTTTGTGTTTTCATTTAGTCTAGTAGGGGATACAGAAAGGGAAACGCTAGGAGAGTCGTTAGGGGTTATTCGATATGGAGGAACAAACTGAATAGCTATAGGAGAATAAACTAAAGGAAGAGATGGACTATAGAAAAGATTATTATTAGTTATAAAAGGTACATTATTGCCATCTACGAATAAAGTCATAATAGCGGGTATAAGAGGTGTAGATAAACTTAAAGTATAGGTAAGAGGGAATAAAGCAGAAAAAAGGGTAGCCGCGCGGCTACCTTAACTAACTAACTAACTAACTAACTAACTACCTTAAATAGGTTTAAATTCTTCCCAATCTATAGAAAAAGTATGTTGTAGTTCATCAGATTCGATATTAGAGATGAAACCGTCATTTTTGAATATTAATTCAAAGAGATTAGATTTCTTATCATCGGAGTACACAGCATAGGCTTTAAAATCTGATAACCTTAAAAATCTTTGAGCGACTCGGTGTTGGATTCTTCTAATAAAATAGTTACTTTGAGTTTCAACAATAAACTGTATGTCTTTCTGTTGATAATAATCTATAAGAGTATCAGCCAAGTAACATTGATTAGTAGGGTCTAAAGAGTTCTCTGGATTTTCTAGAATAATAGTAGTGCCTCTATCTACATACTCTAATAATAAAAACAACTGTAAAAAAGAAGTTACTGAATCCCCTAACTTATTTACTTCAACCTTAGCGTTATTCAAAGACTTAGCAATGATTTTATACTTATTAGGTTTAGTAGTAGATTGTTTTAAGTGAATAGTACGTAAGAGATTTAAATCAGAGAGTTTAGTAGAGAGAGTGGATTGAAAGAAAGGGCGGTGTTTGTCTAGTGCGATAAAAAAGGGATAAACAAACTGACCATTAACACCAGTAGAGAAAGGAAGGGAGTTAGTTTTAAGGTAAAAGTAGCTAGGGACAGTTCTTCTGTTAGAGCTAAGCATAAGAACATGACCCTCTGGGGAGTTATAGTAGATATGTTTTAGTAAAGACGTTTTACCTGTGTTGTTATTGCCTGTAAAAACAGTAATACCTGAAAGTTCAAAAGTAAGGTCTTGAAAAGACCTGTGTTTAGAGATAGTATGGTTTGTAAGCATAGGTAAAACTAAGAAGCATTATATATTCTAGTATAATCTAATCATCTTGAGACCACACAGGGTCTGAGAAGGAGTTATATTTCCAGCGACGGTAAGAGCGGCGGACTTGTTTAGTTAGTTCTTTAGAAGAGTTAGTAAAAGTGAGGTCAGAGTCAGAGAAATTAGTATTTACAGACCCAATAGAAGAGGATTTAGGGGTTTCGGAAGTAGAGAAATCAGACATAAGATGCCATATAACAGAGACTACAGCATCAGCAATATCTTTAGAACCATCCTTACGATGGTCTATCTTTTTTTGATTTATAAGGCTAATACCAAACAATTCTTCTTTAAGGCGACTAGTCCAAGGAGAATCTACAGGTAGTATTACTCTATTTTCGTGAAGCATCTTACGAAAGAAATCGTAAAGTTCTAATTGTTTTGTTTGACTAAAAGTCATAACAGAAGCGTTAAGGCCAGAGTTTCTAAGATGTTGAATAGTTTCAGGATTATAATGGTCAGAAGTAATTTTGCTTAAAGGTCTAGATTTGTTTACTTCATATATACAACTGTAAACATTGCTAATACCGACAGTTTGTTCTGGGCTATTATCCCAGACTAAAAGACCGTCTATAATACCATAGCGTTCTTTGTTTATAACTTCTCTATGACCAAAAGCAACAGCAAAACTATCAGTTACAAAAGCTGGATCTAAATGCATAGCAGAGACTAAAGAAGTAGATAGTATCTTTTTAATATTAATTCTTACAAGTTTATCAGAACCTACTTCTGTACTTAAAGAGATAGAAGAGTTACCTCTAAAAGAGCGGACTATTTCGTCATCATCAAAGAAAGAGTAGAGTCGGTTATAGCGTACGCCTTCAAATTCTAGAGCTGCCTGGCGGGGATCTAAATGGTATTCTGCTTGTACTACAGGATTATCTCTAGCAGCATGAATAGGATTAAGATCCCAAGAGCGAAGTCTGAAACCCAACCAACCTGGAGAAGATTTAGAGACTTGGTATAACTTTTGTATAGCGTCACCTTCACACCAAGCAGAAGATATAGCAATACGTTTAGCATCACAACCAAAAGTAACACCAGAGATACCAATGTTTGACCATAATTTAAGAGCGTTACTTTCAGAATCGCCGCTAGATATTTTAGATTCTTCATCAAACCTAGCAACTTCATCCATTAATAAACATATTACTGAAGACCCTACTTGAGACGCAGAATTAGAATTACCGCTATATATATACAAGAGTTTATCAGGATACTTAATCTCTTCCTCCCCTATAATAATCTTTTTTTTATCTACTAAACGTTTAATATAAGGAATATGTTCTAAAAGTCCTTTTATTTGAGAGAATATAGTTCTCTTAGTTTGTGTAGCACTAGTAGCTATACAGTATATAGATATAGCAGTAGATGTAGCTATATTATAATACATTTGAGGACTTTTCATAGCGCATAACCTGTAGAATTCGTAGGCACCAATTAGGGAAGCCAAGAAGCTTTTAGAACCCCGCCGGCCAGCTTCAACACAGAGAGATTGATAAGTAGTACCTGGGATATAAAAGGAGGGGTTAAAGGAAAGTCTATCAAGAGCAAACCAAGATTCTAATATAGCTTGTTCATCTTCATTAAGAGAGAGACCATAAAAAGTTTTTAATAAAAGAACTTGACGGGGGTTTAGTTCTTTCACACCCCAGGTTTCTCTATTTATTTCATTAGCTATAAAACTTAGAATATCAGAAGATTGAGGAACTCCAATTTCTTCATTAATAGAGTCTACGATACTTTCTATAAAACTACTAACTTCTAAAGTAAAATCCCTGGCTGCCATAACATTTATAAAGAATTAAAAAAGAAGGTTATTACTAATTGATTAGGTTCAATAGTTATACTATCTCCGGAGGTTATTTCTAGAGGTTTAAGTAAAGTAGAATAACTTATCATAGTTTTAGTATTGTTATTTCCATACCAAAAAGAAGTAAAGTTAATAGTTACAGGACTTATAGTGCTAGAAGTTGTAATAATGTTGGAGTTAGTTATAAAACTAGAATCAGAGTTTACTAAAGGGGTGAATGGTATATAAGATGGACTAAAAAGAAAATTAGAATCAGAGTTATTAGTAGAAGGATTAAAAGTGTGGAAACATATAAACCTAGAATCTGAAGAGGGTATAGTTAAAGAAGTTAAGTTTGTAGGGTTAATAGAACCGCCAAAAGAAAGTACACTCAATACAGAATTAGAAAGGGAACTATTAAACATTTTAAATAATTGTTATTTTACAAACAGAGCTTTTACAGACTTTTATATTAGAGCTAATATTTAAAGGACCAAGACAACATATAAACAAATCATTTAACTTAAAAGAAAGATTGTAGTTAGAATAAAGTGGAGACCAAACACCTACAGGCATAATAAGGTTAGTAATAAAAGTATAACCTGTAGGGCAATAAGTATTAGAATGTAAAGGCATTAAAGGCAGAAATTCAGAGACAGGATAAACATATTTATCATTAGAAAAAACAGTACCAATAGAATTAGAGTCAACTGGGAACCCAAGAGTAGTTCTTTCTGCTAGAGAGTTATATTTTTTAGTAATAGAATCAGTAATAATAGTATTTTCTTTTGGATAGAAAGCAATAGCTGTGTATTGATCTTCATATAGAACCTTATTTCTATAGTCTAATCTATTAACTAAACCTGTATAAATAGATTTGTCAGAGTAAGTTGAAGAATTTAAATCCTTTAAAGAAAGATAATGAGGTGTAGAACTGTACTGAACAGAAAAGTTTTGTTTTAGTAAGAAGTTAAGTTTGTTTAAAAGAAAATCTTGATGAGAAGAGGTAAGGGGGAATTGTATAAACTCTTTTATAAAAGGGTCTAATAAAGTATTAATTATAGGTTTTATAATATATTCAGGTAAAAAATTAGCTATAGGAAGCCATAAATTAATTAGAATACGTAAGAGAAAGCCAGAAGAATAAAAAATAGGTAAACGGAGTAAACTGTAAACTATAAAGAAATTAAAATAACACTGAGAGTAAGTATATATAAGAGAACCTATAGAAGTAGACTTGTCTTCTTCCTTATCAGGGTTAGACCATTCAACACCTTCTGGTAGAAAAGATATAATAAGGTCTTTAGAATAGCTACAGAAAGCTTCTGCTTCTAAAGCAAAAGTATCGAATGCAGAAGGAGTCACTAAATCTGATTTAAAATGGAAACAAGATAAAGGAACAATGTTATAAATAGGCTGTGAAGTTACTTCATTAAATATAGACTGGTTATAGAAAGTTTCTAGCAATTGAACAGTCCAAGAAGGTCTGTTATTAAAAGAATAGAGATTTATAAGACTAGCGATAAGAAAATCATCATCAGAATAAGTTGTACTGTTAAGGCGATTTTTACTGTAAAAAGAGATAAGACTTAAAGAAGTAGTAGGGGAGAACTGACAATGCCACCAGAATTTATAAGTACAGATTGTTAAACTAGACGATTCAGTAAAGAGAGAATAAAATAGATTGTCTGGTAATTCAGGTAAATTATTGAAAGAAACAAAAAGTCTAGCTGCTTTTTCATGAATAGTAGAGTCATAATCTAATTGTAGATAATAGTTAAAGAGTAAAGAAGCTATAACAGAAGTTTTAAAGGAAGTAGAAAATAAATCAACTTCGCCATTAGTGTAATTTTCACAGCAAAAGCCAGTAGAGTAATCAAAGGAATTACAGGTAATATAACAAAATGCTTTGCATAAGTTTAAGCAGTCTACATAAAAGTTAGATATAAGATTACTAAAATAATTAATATTAGTAAGGTAATGAAGGGCTTTAGAAATAGAGAGACCTAAGAGAGCATTTTCATAAAAAGAGAAATCAGAAGAGGTGTTAGAGGGGTCTAAGCTAGAAAGACCAGAAGAGATAGGGGGGGAGAAGCGGAATCTATTTTCTTGGAAAGTGATTAAAGATTTAGTAGAAGATATCTGGAGTAGTTCTATAAGTTGAGAAACTACAAGTTCTGGTTTATTAAGGGAGCAAGCGAGGATAAGACCCCAAGAAGAGGAAATTAAAGTTTTAGTAGAAGAATTAGAATAAGTGGAAGATAAGATACCTTTATTCTTACTAGGAATAATATGTTTAACGCTTGAGTCGTTATCTACTAAATAACAATAAACTTCTACATTAGGATAATTAGGTAAAGAGTTATCAAAATCTCTAGTAAGAGTAGATTCTGTATTTTTAAGATATAAAGCAGGACTTAATTTAGTAAAGCGGGACTCAGAGTTATTAGTTACAGTAGAGAGGATATAATCGTAGCGAATAGGAGTTCTAAAAGAAGTTTTAGAAGAAGTTAAAGTAGAATGAGAGCAGAGAAAAGGCTGAGAAAAAGAAGGAGTTTTAAAGTAAGTAGTATAGCTAGGGTTTAATAAAGACAGTGATATATCTCTAGAGTGTGAATACAGTTCTGAATAGAAAGATGAAGGAAATAATTCAAATATAGAAGTAATAGATGAACCGTTTATCTTAGTAAACCAATTATTATAAGTCATAATTAACTAGGGTATGATACATTAATAGAGGATAATACTATAATCTCATTAATATCTGCTGTAACATCAGAGGAAGGTTCAAGGACTGTACAATCTTGGACGAGAGGTAGAACAGAGAATTTAATAAGACTTAAGGGTAAAGGTTGGTTAATATCAAGAGAGTTAACGGAGGAGTAGAGAGCTTCAGATATTTGACTATTAAGGGAGGAGATATTATAATCAGAGCTATAAGGTGTAACTTTAATAGAGATAGAGACTGATTTAACAGTAGCGTTATTAACGGAAACAATAATACCAGCAGGAATATAAGGTTCAAGATAGGAAGTAAGAGAATCAACTTCTATAGAAGAGTAAGAATTAAGAAAATTAACCCATACTTCTACTATACCGGGTATTCTAGTTTTAACATAACTTCTACTTACGCCAGTATATGCTTGGAGTACACTTTTTAGAGTAGAAATAGAGTAAGGATGATTATTAGAGTATAGATAATAAAAGTAGCGGGCACGGAGGGAAAAATCTGATTCTTCATCACTACCTCCAAAAAACCCTTCAGAGAAAGAAGTTTTAGAACTAGCTTTACCTACAAAAAAACGTATAGTAGGCTCAGCAGATATTAACTCCGAGTTAAACAAGGGGGTTCCAGCAGTAAGGTTGTAAGAAGAACCAGGTACAAATGAAGCAACGTTAACTAAAATATTCTGCTCTGGATTAGTAGAAGTTGAAACAGCTGATAATGTATAAAATTGATAACCTGAATTAGTATCTGTTAACACAGTACCCTGCGGTACTAAAATAGATTTAGAAGTAGGTAATATAGTCACAACACCTTCTGAATAAGAAGGGGAAGTGCGGGTAACCAAATAAGAAGTAAGGGAATCAAGGTCGGAGCCGGAAGCTGTAAGGGGAGAGTAAGAAGTAATAAGGGAAGCTAAGCGGAGTTCAAGGTTTTGGATAACAGCGGAGTTAGCTCTAGCAAGAGTATAGAGAGGGGAAGATGGATTAGGATCTAAAGAAAGGGGGCTGGAAGTAGATCTTATAGTAGAAAGATATTCATCAAGGATAGATTGAAAGTTTCTAGGAGAGAACATAATAACTAATTAAATATTAATAGATAAAGAATCTGAGCCTACTCTAAAAGAGACAGAAGTTTCTCTTATAGAATTACCATAAACTTTAACAGAGTTAATTCTAGATTCGTACTGAAGACTTTCAATAATAGAATTATAAAAATCAGTAGAGTTTATTTCTTCCTCTGGAAGAGAAACGTAATCCTGTAAATCTGAACCATAAGTTTCGTCTATTAAAGTTAATTTAAGTGGTACGTCTCCTAGTAAAGGATTAGAATCCTCAAACTCTGGTTCTAAAATATAACGATAATATGCGTTTATATGAGTAGATAACCTGCATTTAACTTCTTTAGAAATAACATCTAAACTAAAGAGCCAGTTAGTAGATAAATCTCCATCAATAAATTGAAGGCCTTTAAGCTGAAAGTATTGTTGCATAATCAAAGGGAAATAGGTAAAGAAGAATCTTGTTCAAAACCAAAACGAATTGTACTAATAGATTTATCAATAGACCAAGATCTATCAGTTACGTTAACTAAGCCTTTATTAAACGGTTCATAGAGACCTAATACTAACCTATAATTTCCCTTGTCCCATAATCCTGAAGAATTAAATGATATAGTAGAGTAGTTCAGTAGGTCGTTACCAACTAATAAGAGAATTGAATCTTTTATGAGTGACCAACCTAAAAAACCTTGTTTATGGTATTTAGGAAGGGAAAGGTTAACAAAAAGGGAACCGAGGGGGGTGTTAGGGGAGATAATTTTATAAGAGAGAGGAGAAGGTGTAAAGAGTTTATTAACAGAAGCGTAAGAATTAACAGAAATATTAGAGAGATCGCCCGAGATAAGAGTTGCTGTATTTTTAGAAGAAATATATAAAGAGCAAGTAGAAGCTGTAATTATTTGACCAATTATAGGGATTGATTCTGTGAGGGGTTGTAAGGTAACTGTTTTTTGAGTAAAGTCTATAGATTCTATTACAAAATCAACTTCTGTATTTTTTACAGATTGAGAGTAATAAGAGGATGCTGGTTTAAGATTTAGCATATTAGTAAATTAATAGACAGTACGTTGAGTTTGGGGATTAGGGCTAGTAGTAGAGGGGTATGTAGGAAGAGTAGGAGAAGGGGGAGCAGTTTCTTTAGCAGGGGGTGGGTCTACTTTAGGTTTCTTTTTAGAACCTCCTTTAAACATTTCCCCTAATTTCTTTAGAGCCCATTTCTGGGCATTATCAGCTATTTTCAAGCCTTCTTTTTTTAGTTCTTCTTCTACTATAGCTTCTACCTGTTCTTGACTTAGAAGGTCAACATCATCTTCTAGTAATCTGTTTTCTATTTTTTTTAGTAGAGGACTTTCAGTTGTTTTAGAGTTACTAGCTACTGATCCTGTAGGAGTAGGACTGTTAGTATTAACGTTATAAGAGCTCATAATATTAAGAATTAGCGGCGGATTGAACTTGACTAGAGGAAGAAGTAGTAGGAATACCAGCGGCTTTTACAGGGTCTGGATTAAGAATAGTATTAGTGTCTAAGTCCCTAATAGGACGAGCGGAACCACCCATACCTATTTGAATTATATTACCTTGGATTCTAGTAATAGAACTTGAAGCTAAAGACAATTCTCCTTGAGAAGATATATAAAAACTATTTTGAGCATATAAACTAGTATCTGTTTTACTTTTTATAGATACGTCTTCTTTTGTTTGTACTTGGTAGCTATTAGCTATTAAATAAGAATCTTTATCTGCTTCATTATAGATAATACCTTTTGTTCTAAGAATACTATTAGTTGAGCACTGAGTATTAATCTGACCTGCTAATATATCATAATTTTGGTCTACTTGGATTTTGAGAGAGCCTGTTTGTTGAAGAGTCTTTTCTTTAGTAGAACTATAACAATTAACATTTCCTATGTAAAAAGAGCCTGAAGATTGATTTATATAGTTACTATTTTGATTTACATATAAATCCGTAGAACGTTGCCAATTAAACTTAGAAGAGACCTTAAATGTATTAGTAATAGAGTTAAAACAATTACCTACAACAGAGAAATTATCGGAGACATTAAGATTAAGAGGGGAAATAGTTTCAAAACAGTGAGAAGATATAAAGCGGAAGTTATAAGCTTGATTATGAGAAGTAGAGTTACACTTATTAAAAGAGAAGCCTGTAGCTGAGATATCCTGAACAACCCGTTGCCAAACGTTTATTTGACCTTGGTTAAAGTCGAGTTCTTCTTTATAATCATCTAAAGCTTTAATAGTTTTTTGGTCTTGATTAGTAAAATTCTTTAGCCATGCTTGTAAGTATTTAAACTCGCCTTTAAAATGTTGGTCTCTGTTATTAACTGCTAGACTAAGAATATAATTAGAGAGCATTTCATTACGACGCAATAACTCTTCGTTTATCTTTTCTCTGTTAGAAGAAATATTAGAGCTTTTATTAATATTAGATTCTTTACTTTTGTTATAGATAGAGTTTAATGGATTAGAGGAGTTAGAAGCAGAGGATAGTTTATCTATAATTTTAGTAAGATTATTATTACGTTCTAAAGAAGAGGGGGTTTTATTAGAGATAGAGTTAATAGTAATAGGAATAGCTGAGCTGTGGTCAGGTAAGGTTTTTAAAAAAGAATTAGAGATAAAATCTTGAGTTACAGAAACCGGTACAGCAGCTATAAAAAATGTGCCTGGTGTAGAGCATTTAACAGAGAATTTCAGGTTATTAGGAGATAGAGAATTTAAGGTAACGTAGTTATTCTGAGGTAGATTTTGATAGACAACTACAAGACGAAAAGATGTTCTAAAAGAGTTAGTAACATTAATGATAGTTTCTCCTAAGTTAACAGGGTTTTCAGCAGTTAAGATAACACGTGATAAAGGGGTGTTAGAAGTAGAGTTAATAGGTACAGTTTGAGGGGGCTGAAATACTTTTACCATAAAAATTATATAAAAGAAGTAAGACGATAATCAAGAGATTGGTTAGAAAAATTAGTAAAAGAAAGCCAAGACACTATGTCTAACTCTATTTCTTGTAGTATTGGCTCTAAGTCAATACGAGTATTAAAGATATTTAGTATAGAAAAAGAATCATAAGCTAAAGATAAGTAAGAAGATATAGTAGTAGATACTTCTAAATACTTATCAGATTGTTTAAGTTGTGTAAGAGGTAAAGAGAATATAGATTCAGGGAGACTAGAGATGTAGAGAGAGACGCGAAGGTAGGCTTCACAGGAAAGGCAATGAAAGAGAAGATTAAAACCTGAAGGTGGGAGGAGAGAGAAAAGGGAAGAAGAGAAAGAGATTAGGGGTTTTTGAAGGAATTTAGGAAGGAGAGGGATTAAACAATTAAAGAGTTCTGGGTGGTACTCGTGGAGTAGTAAACGGAGTAACAGGTTAGAGTATGATTTTTCTGTAATAGAGAACCGACGGGAGTTTACTAATAGATAATAGAACTCATCAGAAGGAGTCAGAGAGAATATAGAGGGGACGTAAGAAGAAATAGAAGAGATAGTATCTAAAGTTAGCCCGGCGGCCGCTAAAATCTCATTTAACCTATAATCAGGTAATTTATTATAAGAACTTCCAGTTAAAGTCCATATAAACTTTAAAACGTTTTCTAAAGCTTCAGCTAGTGATGTAGACTGAGAAACATATTTAAAGTAAAAAGCTATAGAGCCTAACTCCCCCCAATATTTCTCTGGAATAACTAACGTTGTTATATCAGGAGGTGTGTAAGGCCACATAGAATCAAACGTTCTTGTGGACCACACAACTTTTGCTTTTTCTGTTAACTCGCTGTTATTAGAATTAGTAAATTGTGTGTTATACAAGCTTATATCAATAGCTTTATGTAGATAATAATCTCTAAAATGTAAAAGAGTTTTATTAGGTTGGGAGTCAAAGCTAGAGAGGTAAGAGTTAGAGACATCAAAGATGTTTTTGGTTTTTTTAATTAATTCAATAGATCGCCATTGTTCTGTTTTAGATCGTTCTATGGTTTCATAACCTATTTTTTGAGATAAAGGAGATAAAGGTAACCCCGCTTTATATTTCAGCATCAGATATATCTGCTCCTATAACATAATTAAAATGTAATCTCTGTACATTCTCTTTTAAAGCTCTATACTGGAATCCTATATCTTTTATATCTATTTCATTGTGCATTTTTATAAGCTCTGTATAAAAAGATAAAACATCTAAGTCTTTAATAGATTTACATAGAGGAATTAAAGATTTATCAATAGAGCATAGCCAATCTAAAAGGTAAAAAGGGTTTTGGAGAAATAGAGTAAGGTTAAAAGTAGGGAAGTCTAGATAATCCTCTATAAGTTTAGACAATTCTTGTTCAGAGTCAACGTTAATAATAGAGTATAAGAATTCCTTATCTAAATGTTTATTATAACTAGTAACTGTATCTAAAGGTGATTGTACAAAGAAATAATAGATAGCAGTAAGAGGTGTTAAGAATATAGAAGTAGGGAGGGTGTATAAGAGTAGTTGTATTAAAAAAAGAAAAGAAGAAGTAGAAGTAAGACGAATAACAGAAGAGATAATGTAATCAGGAAAGGGGATAGAGAAGAGAGCTAATTGGTTTAATAAAGGTTCAGAGGAATCGAGGAATACAGGTTGTGGGGAGACGCGGTTAGTAAAAGCTTTAAGCATTTATTTAGGTGGAGTTTTAGTTTCTGGAACGAGAGGGATATTAACAGAAATATCAGAGGGGGAGCCATCAGATTTAGGGATAATAACATCAACGCTATTACTACCAGGATTGTCTTTATACTGAAAGTCCTGTAAACAAGAATCTTTAATAGCAGCAATAGTTTGTCGTTGTTCTTCTGCTTTTTCTTGTTCGCGTTTACGTTCAGTGTCTTTTTTATAGAATATATCATCTACTAGATAGTCAGTTACTTCTTTCCAAATAATACGAGCAGAAGGTTGTAGAGGAGCGGGGAGTTGGTTAAATAGACGTTCTGGAAGGCCAGTAATAGTATTTCTAAGTCTTTCTTTATCTACATAGAGTCCTTTTTCAGGGCCTGTAGCAGTAATAGTAAAGGGGCCCACATCAAATATACGAACATCACCTTCACGCCGGTAACTTGCTTGTAAAAAATCAGGTAACGATTCATTAAGTTCTGATATACCTCTGTTTATACCCTTATCTAAAAATAAATCTCCTACTCTACCAAAATTAAACTTAGCTCCTTGCATTTGTAGAACTAAAGTACCCCTATTATTTAGGAGTACTACATCATCCCTTACTTTGTATTCTTTTATTTCATCTTCTTTTAAATCCTGTTTTCTTATAGTAAAAGTACCTATGGATAAGCCTAATTCACTAGCAGAAGTTTGAAGGTAATCTGGGAGAATTTTATTTAATTCTCCTACAGCTGAATCTATGTATGGGTTAAAGGCTTCCCCATCTACTTCTACATAATCCTCTGAGCCATCTAATTTTTCTCCTATGTAGTATCTTACAGCTCCTATTTTAAAACTCTTTACAACAAAGTCTCCTTTTTCATTTTTTTGTAAGTCAATATCTACTTGAAGAAATCCTGGTAAACCCTTGTTTAACTCATCTAATATTAAACGACTTCCTTTTTCTATTATTTCATCTAATAATTTTTGCTGTAAACTTCTTGTTTTCTTTTTAGTTTCTTCCGCAGTTTTCTGTATACAATCTTCTACTTCTTTTAACCTATCTAATTGCTCTATAATATTATTTACTTCTGCTTCTGTGTAATTCTTTTGTAATTTTTCAAAAAAGTCTTCATTGGTAATAGGATTGGTTACAAATTCTAGTCCATCAGCAGTAGTTTTTATATCAGAGACAGAACTAAACTTTCTTTTAACATCATTATTTTTGTCTAAATCACTAAGTTTCTTTATGGCTATAGCAACATGATTTTCATTGTTTCTATTTATTATGTTTATAGATTCTTCAGAAGATATAATACTACGATTAGTTTTACTAATTCTATTTCCATGGAGATCTGTATATTCAGTAACTCTAGTTCCAAGCTTAGATAAGTTATAAGTTGTTGTTGGTACTGTTGTTGGTAGAGTACTACCAAAGGAGTTGGAAGAAGAAACAGAATCCAAAGTTCCTGAAGTTCCCGAAGTTCCCAATGAAACTGTATCAGCAAAACCTAGACGATCTGAGAATTCTTGAACAGAGGGGTTAGAAGTAGGGTTATTATTATATAAATCAGAAGGAAAAGGAGTACCAAATTCTTGTACTTTAGAAGAACTTGAAGAACCTTCAGTTAATTTACCTTCTAAATAATAATTAAAATGAGGCTGTATATTAGCACTTAAAGATTCTGTTACGGGATTACTCATATCTAAAGGAAATTCCGTAGACAATCTTTTGTAATCACTTCCATATATTTCTAGTAACTCCTCTTCTGTTAGAACTTGAATAGGTTCTTTAGATATAAATGGAGTAGTAGTAGTAGATCTAACAATATTAAAATCAACTAAGTTACTAGTCTCTAAAGCGACTAACTGACCGGCTTTTAAAAAATTAGTATCTGAATCAGATCTTATATCGTTAGCATATACTGTTTTTCTAATAGTTGGGTGGTTTATAAATACATAATAACGTCTTAGGAATTCATCTTGAGTCCTAACTCTAGTTACCCTTCCATAGTAGGTATCTACTGTTTTTGACTTTAATTCGTAATGGTTAATAGAATCTTGTAATCCTGGCATAGTTTAAAAAGGAGATATGAGAGCTAATTCTGAATAAAACCCAGGTTTACCGTCATTAAATCTATGGTTTATAGCTTCTATACGCCATATAGTTGCGGGTTCTTGTGCAAATGTTACGTTATTTATATTATTTGTTTGCTCTTGAGCAGGTGAGTCTGTGGAATTAGTATTAACACTTGTAGTAGTAGAAGAACCTGTACCTGGTGAGATTTCACAAAGAAAATTAGGGTCAACCAAAGATTGAGTAGACTCTGTTTTTGTAACAGTAAAATTAGTAGCATCCATAATTTTTTTTATTTCATCAACTTTGCTAGACTCTGCTAGATCTACTTTTAAGTCATCATCAGTAGAATTATTAGTTAAAGCAGCTCTAGTAGGGAGTTTTTCAGATAAAAATTCACTTAATGATTTAAAAGAAGAGTAGTAATCTTTATATTTTTTTCTATCTTGATAGCACTGTTCTAGTATTTCACTATGTTTTAAAGTAAATATAGTTTCTTTTTTTGTTTTATCAGCGGGAGACATAGTTTTACTATAATTACAACTAGATGTAACGACTTGTATAACTTCAGATGGAGAAAGTGAAGGGTCTCCAACCAAATGTATAGAGCAAGCTCTAACTTCCTTTGACACTCTTTTAGCGTAGTGTAAGCCAACAGCGATGTAATCTATAGCGTTAGAAACAGAATCATCATAGATAGTAAAATAGCTGCAAGGGTAAGAACGGTTTTGTAATCTAGGAATAACAGATTTAAGAGAGAAAGAAAATTGAGTTGAGTCACTAGTAGAATTAGCATCTAATTTTTTGATATAAATGTTAGATCTAGTAGATAACAAAGTTTGTTCTTCTCTGTAAACAATTACTTTTTGGCAGGGATGTATTATTTCAGTTTCTTGTCCATTTCCGTTCTCATCATATAATTGACTAAACCCTGGGGGTGTAATTCTATTATAATAAGTACGATAGAATCTTTTTTGATCTGTTAGACCTGTATCGTCATTTAACCTAGGAATATAATAAAAATCCCCTGTAACATGATGGCAGAATACTTCAGTATGAAGAGATTCCTGTAAGGAAAGATGTTTTATATATTCTATAGCTACTCGTTCTACTAAAGTAGGAGGCCTAGATTTCTCAAATTCACTATCATTGTATGCAGCTCTAGTACTTATAATATTAAAACGAGGAAAGTAGTTTAGTTCTTTATTTTCATTAGTAGTTTTAGTAAGAATATTCTCTGGTTTATCTAAAGTATAAAAATAATTTGAGGTATACACTGTACCACCAGATCCTACAGTGCTTGTATTACCTATAATACCGTCTAATATTCTGTAACCGCAATTAGCAATACCACATTTATTAAAAGAATAGTCACCAACAGCTTTTCTGGAGATTGCTAAAATAAGATTTTCTCTAGAAAAATTAGTTTGCTCTGTAGCTATACGACGTACTCCTGCACTAAAATCACTACTTAACTCACTTGGGTTAAATGAAGAGTAACTGTCTGTAAGGTATTTTAATCTATCACGGCATTCAATAGTGACTGATAGACCTTCAGTAGAACTAGATACTTCAGTTACGATATCAATGCAACCGACAAAAACGCGTAGTAAACGTTTACCTAAAAAATCGCTAGTAATTTCCTGTCCTATATAATCTATATATCCTAAGTAAACACAAATTTCATCACCTATACCTAAGGGATAAAGAACTCTGCTGTTTTCTAATTGGTTTATACCAATTTTACCGTTTCTAATATCGTCTGGTTTATTATTAATAGCATCATCAACTCCTTTATCAATTTCTACTTTTTTAGCTTTATTCTTTATATCTAAACTACTATCTATAGGTCTAAAAGGTTCTACAGAAGTTAAAGGTGGTGTAATCATAGCTGGGTCTGGGAGGTTACAGACACATTTAATAAGGCAAGTAGAGGAAGTCCACATGCGAGTGACATTAACGCGGCATCTAATAACAACCCAATAGCTAGAGGTAGTAGGTATATTGCATAGCATTATATTCCCCAACAAATCTGTTACTACACAAACAGGTACTTGTCCATCTTGTTGTTGATGACAGAGATCGCCAAGGGAGGGTTTAGAGGGATCTGGTGGGAATTGCGGTTGTACGTTTAACATAAAAGGAGATATTAAAGAATAAAGGAGGGGAAAAGCCCTCCTTTTACAAGAATACTAGTTTTAAGAAGAAATTAAGAAAACAGGTAATTAGTATTTACTGTAATAGGATTTACAGCATTAGCACTAAAACCTTCTAAAGCTGCATCATTACGTCCAGTAACAGTGCCTCTATTAGTAGTTAGTAGATTTCCACCAGCAGTAAATCGTATACTTTCACAAAGTCCTTCTAATCTAACTGCCACTACGTTTCTACCAGCCATAGCACCAAGAGTAACAGAATCTATTTTAGCAAAAAGTAACTGATATTTACCCTTAGCCATACGTTCATCTGAGGATGTTGATGGTTGTGAAACTGTACCTGTATTTCCGCCAGGGGGGTTAAAATAAACACCTTGTTTTTCTAATTCAGGAGCATTCATTTCTACGGTAATGACAAATCTAGGAGTAGGATCAGCTTTAAACTCAGCGCCGACTCTTTCAAAACCAAAGCAATCTTGAAGAAGTCTAATATCTAATAACCCACGTTCTAGTACCCAACCGTATTGAAATTCACCATCTAGTAGACGAGGAGTTTTACGACCAAAAGGCATATAAGCTTCTGTAGCGTTCCTCATAGTTTTCTGGAATGAAGTAAAACCCCCTACCATAACAGGAGTTCCATTAGCCATATCATTCATATATACATTTAGATGAAACCCTTGGATAGGGTCTAAGGTAGCGTTATTAACAGCTACTCTATTTTTAAGCTCTTTATTATTAGTCATATTAAGTTATGAAGTTTATATAGAAGTTTGTAGAGAAAAGTCTTCAGTGATATCCATAATAGTAGAAACAAACAAACGGTCAGCGGGGAAAGAAGGAGTAAATCTGATACGAATATTAAGACGACCTTCTAATTGATCTCTAACAGTGTTGTTAGCTTCGGAGCAGATAGTAGGGTCTAGGTTAGTAAACCAACCATCTCGTAATTTAGAGAACAAGTAAGTATCACAGGCAGAAGAAACTTCAGATCTTAACTCTGGAGTATTAGGTCTAGAACGAACCCATTGCAGAGCTAAGTATAAATCTGTTTTTACTTGGTCTAGAGTTCTTACAACTGAGCGATATCGTTTAGCTACGTTGCGGCTGGTAGTTAAACCGTTACAGAAACGGAAGCCCCCCATATTAGAGTCAAACATAAGAACTTCGACACCAGCGGAAGACATTCTATCTAAATAAGAAGGGCTAGACTGGGTATCAACAGAGTTAACTCCTTGAACTAAGGTATTAGCGAAGGAGGCGGCGGGGGAGAGATTAGGAGATCTAGAAAGGTCATATCCAACATAAGAGCCAGAGGAGCCTACGCTAGAAACTAGAGTTCCGGTAGCGCTACGCATAATCTGAGTACCTGCTAACAAGACAATACGTTCACTATTTATTTCATCAGCGAGGAATCGAGCGCGTTCAGAAGTTATGCCAGGGGATAATTCAAAAACAGCAGTACGAAGACCGCTCTCAGCTGTACAGGTCTCTGTACTTAATTTAGCTACATTAAAAACTTCTTGGAAATCAGGGTCTCCATAAACGATACCAGGTAGAACTAGACAGTTAATATTAAAAGCATCTAATTGTCTAATAGCTTTAATCATTCCAGTAGCTAAGGACTTTTTATCAGGATTAGCTAAACTAGTTTCGGAACCATTTTTAAGATAAAAAGAAAAGAATACTGAATAACCTTGAGCTGAGAATGAAGTATCTCCGTTACCAAAACTTTTACTGTATTTTTCTAAAGGAGGAGCAAGACGTTGAACAGGTAAGGAAAATAGTCTGTTAGTTGAATCTATAGTAATATTTGACCTTAAAGCCTTTATAACAGGCATAAAAAAGGCTTGAACTAAACTAGTAGAAGAAAAAGCTAAGCTACGTCCAGTAGTAAAATCTATATTATTACTATCAACATACATCTGATTAGATGAGTCACTAGAAATAGAATTTGAGTTAGTGTCTTTAACAATTATTTGAAAAGAAGCATACTTTGATTGAGAAGACTGTTTAGTAATAGAGCAATTAATAGAGTTACCGTGGACACCAGGAGTTAAAGCTTGTATTCTCCACAATAATTCTCCATCTACAGAATATAAATCCCTGTAGGCGTAAGTTGCACCGTTGTAACCTCCTTTAAAGTAGCCAGAAATAGTATTGGAAACCCAATTGAATCCTTTTATGGTAAAATCATTAGCAGTTCCTACTTGATAGCGTTGCAAGGTAATTCTAATTCTATTAGCTTGTTCTCCGCTGTAAGAACTTGTTAAGGATATTGTAGGAGTAGAAATAACTGTTGAGTTTAGTGTTAAAAAATCTTCTATATTTGCGTTAGATATAAGAGCTGAAGCAATAGAATCTGATTTAATAGCCAGATCTAGGGTATTAAAAACAGAACCTAAGTCTTGCCCAGCTGTAAAAGCCCCAGATCCCTCAGTAGTAGAACCTGCTAATAGAGAAGTTTTAGCAAAAGGAATAGCAAAAGAACCGTGTTCTGTGAGAGCTAACTGAGTAGAAGACTCTTCGCCTAACCAATACTTTATCCCAAAACTTTCTATTGATAGAGGAAAAGCATCATCACTAGGTTCATAACTAGGCTTTTTGAAATAACCAAAAGAAAAATAGCGGCCGCCACTGTATTCAGATAATAAGAAAACTCCGTCTAAGGCAACGTTAGAAAACCCATCATTATAGAGTTGAGGTATTTTGTATTCGTCATTAGCAACAGAACCACTGAGGCTATCAAATCTATAGCCCATAATATAATGAGCAGTTTTAGGAATAGCTATTTGATAGTTCTCAGTATAAGGATAACCTTGTAAAGACGAGTTTGGTCTTACATAAATGTATACTCCATTTTCAGCAGCTACAGAAAGTGTTTCGTTTACTGTAATAGTAATTTCGTCTATATTAGTAGTTTCAGTAGGTACGGTAACACCACCTGTAGGAGTGTACTTAACATTATTTATTATAAAATAAACGCTATTTCTTTGATTAGCGTTTCCTATAATACCTGCTAACTCATCTCTATTATAAACACCTCTAATAGTAATTGTCTTATTAGTAGTATCAGAAGCAATTACAGAAGGGATAAAATAAACAGGAGTAGAATTAGCTACAAAAGGTAAATCAGTAGCAAACTGAAAAGTAGTAGCTGTACCTATAGTAGCATTTAAATAATCAATAGAATTAATACTTTCAGAGTATAGTTCATTAAAAGAAACAGGGTCTTGGTTATCTATTTCAACAGAAGTAGTATTAATAAAAGAAACAGTAGAACTATAATTAGCAGGATCAGAGGATTGAGAATATTCCTTTTCTCCTATAACCAATTTCATATTCTTTAAACGATCAACATGACTTGCAGCAGGAGCATTACCTAAAGGAGGATAGTTACCATTTGTATCACTATCCGATTTAACATCTTGCATTCTAGAGACAACTAATTGTTTTTTATTAGAACTATTAGTTAACGCTACACCTCTTACAGCAAAGGGATGCAGTCTAGACGTTTTGATTAACAAAGCGTCGTGAGTAGGAGAATAGCTGTAAGGTTCTGAACATATAATTAAATCAGAAGTATCTGACTCATCTAAAACCTCAGTGCCCGTGGCATTAATGTTTATCAAACAGTAACCAGGAATCAAAAACTTCTTTAAAGTAGAATAATTATTAGCTGTTTTATTAATAAGAGCAATAAAATAACCTTCAACAGGAAGTAGTACGCTTTGGATTTCTAAAGTTAGAGATGAAAGAGGAGTTCCAGAGCTTTGGGAATGAAGTAGACGTTCAGAATTAGTTAGATTAGGGCTACCCTGAACAGATTTAGTAACGAAGAAGTTATAGCGGCCGGCTACATTATTGTTGAGAGTAAGATAGTCAGTAAAAGTTTTTACAGGAGCATAAATAGGGTTAGTAATGATAGCATCGCCTATATAATTTAGGTCTACCTTCAAACCAATAGTTCTGTTACCAGAATCAGGGGGAGTTAAATCATTACCACTTAAAACCCTACCGATTTTAGGAGCAATATTATCATTACCACTAGTAGAAGATAAAGAAATAGAAGCAGGGTTTGAACTAGCAGAAGCGCGGCATACAGTAAAGTTACTTAAACCATTAGTAAATGCTTGTTGAGCAAATAAACTTCCAGGGCTAGAATCTAAGCCATAAACACTAGCAAAAGTTTTTATATCAGTTATATCGGTAGGAATATCAGGTCCTCTATTAAAGATACTTACGATTCCTACTTTATCTCTCCAAGATTTAATAATAGGAGTTGGACCTACTATACTGTCAATAAATGTAATATTTGGTCTAGTCATAATAAAAAATTAATATAAATAATTAGAAAGTTCCACCATCTATGTTAAAGTTATCTTCTATAACTTTTATTTCTTTAGTAATATTTTGCACAACAGGTTTAGTTTTACTAGGTAAAGATAAAGTGTCTATATCGACACTTCCCTGTAAATTTAGATTAAAAGTAGATGAGTCTTTTTGTTGAAGAGCTTCTGTAGTAAGATTAATCTCATTAATATTAGGGAAAAGAAAAGTATCTTCTGGGAAGGGTTCATATACATCATAACTTACTACACAGTATGAAGTATGAAAAATTAGATTTTTAGATTCCCTTATCCAATTAGACGTTGGGTAATCTACAGAAGTAATATGAGGGTTACGAAGAGCAAAGGGTCGTATATATATTAAAGAACGAATAACTTTAGTTAATAAAGACATCCAAGAGCGGAGTATACGTTCACCAGGTAGAGTAGTAATAGAAATAAGTGAATTAGAAGAACCTAATTTAGATTCTTTAGTAGTAGGTTGTTCAGTAGTGTGGATGAATTTAGGAGGATTAAGTTTAGTAGTTTGAGGTATAACGTAATCTTCAGGAACTAATGAAGGAGTGCGCTCTTCTAACAATTGAGCTAAAGTGCGGGTATTAGGGGAGAGATTGCGGTCTTTGTATTGAAAGGAGTCCGCGCGGCTAATAGTTAATGGATAAAAATTAGGATAATTACTATCAAGGTTTACTATATCCGCCGCTATTTCTACCGGAAGATTATAAGAAGCATCTTGATAGAATAACTGAACTACAAAATTAAAAGTATTTTTAACTGCATAAGAGTTAGAATTAGGTCTACCTAAATATTTATCATCGTACACAACAGATTTATGACTAAGTCTAGTGCTAAGTTGAGCCGAGGTTTGGTCATAATTATCGTGGAAAGGATAAACAGCAAGAGTAAGACCTGGTTCTACAAGTTCTACCCCACCGAAGTCCCTAGCACTTGTGATACGTATTGGGTCAATCGGAGTAGATTCTCCTAAGATTACCGGGTAATATATTTCACTATTTTGTATATCTGGATGCTGTAAAATAGCACATAATAAAGCATTAACTGCTTGATCATGTGTAGGAAATATATTATCTAAGGGAATCTGCTGGGCCATATAGAGGGATTATTAAGCTGGTTTACTTGGTCTTCTATATTTTGTAGTATAGGACTTCTTCTAGGAGTAGAGGAAATAAGTGGAGGTTGAGTATAAGAAGAATTAGTAAGGAGAGCACCTCCCGGAATAGTCTTGGCAAATACTCTAATAGATTTAGGATTATTACTGTAAGAACTTTGTGCACTCATAAGGTCTCCTGTGGCTATTTCTAGGTCTTCTGGTATCTCTAAAATATCTAATATTACATAAGTATTAAATCTAGATATAGTCCACGCTACTAGCTCTATAGCAGCCTCTGGTACAGCAAAATCTGTAGGGTCATTTTTAATGATAGCCGCCGACATACCTGAATAATTACGAGTAATAGTAATCTCTTTTAAGATAGCCGCCGCTGCTTGTGAATGCCTAGAATTGTCTAACTCTAATTGTTTACTATTACTAGTAATTCTATTAAACTCTATTTCTGTAAAATCAGTAGTAGGATCTATCTCAGTAGGAGACCAGAACTGCACTCTAATTTTTATTTTAGAAGTCCCTACAGGAGTAGTTCCTCCAGTTACCCATTTAGCTTTATTTCTAATATACAATACAACTGGTTGCCCAGCATTATCATCTGTAGTGTTAATAGTACTAGCTTTATTATTCTTTAAAAGGATAACTAAACCATTAACACTGTTAGTAGTTAAAGAATTAATGTAAGTACCCCATTTAAAAGGGCTTGTGTTAGTAGATATGCCGTTATCTTTAAGGTCTACTTTTAAGTTTAAGGAATAGGCTAATACACCTGGCATATTAGTCCTAGGGTAAAAGCTTAGTAAGTGTACTTGGGAGTAAAACTGATTTGCAAAACCTGAAAGTTGAGGCGCGGCTACTAACCCCTCATTTTCGTAGCGTACGCTTATGCTATTAATAGAATCTGCAAAATCAGAAACTATTTGTGCAGCAGTTACTACTGTACCCGCAGCATAGGTTTTAGAAATAATCCAAGTATTTAAAAGGTGGGAAGCGTACCAACTACATTCTAAAGTTTGAGAAGCAGATAGAGTAATAGAACTAGAATTAAAGATAAAGCCGGAGTCAAAAGTTTCTTCAGATTCAGAAGAAGTAGATTGACTAGCAGACATCTCGTAGGTAGTACAGATTCTGTCTAAGTCTTTAAGAGCTTGGTCTTCGAGAACTTTAGCATGTTCTGCTTGTTCAGGGACTTGAGCTAGTTGTCCTATTAAAACAGAAGCGGTTAAAGAAGCAGAAACTCTGCGGATACCATCAGAGAAAAGAGTTTGATTGAGCTGACCAGAAGAATTAGGTCTATCAGGGTCAGCAAACATAACTTCGCGGACATGACCTAATCCTTGAAAAAGGAAAGTATTATCTTTTCTTTTAGCAGCGGCTAAGATAAGCGCGATGCGAGGGTCTGCTTCGTTAGTAATTATTTTAAATATTTCTAGAGCAGTTCGCCGGCGCAGTAGAACTGACGCACGGCGAACCATTTCAACCATTTTAAATAAAGGCAATCTAGTTATAATTTGCTCTTCCGTTAAGTTTTCAGCTTGTTCTTCTGTAGTAGAAGGGTCTATACCGCCTGATTGAGGGTAACTAAATCTATCTCTGAAATTTAACGTAACAGCCATATTATACCTCTGGAGTTAGAATACGTTTACATTCATTAACAACTGAAGTAAGAGAAGAAAACTTAGATTGAATAAAGTTAACGTAATCTACGGGTATAGGGTCTAATTGACCCAAAGATTTAACATGGGTAACTAAGTTTTTCCAGTTATAACCTTCAGGTAAAGCAGATTTTAATCTATCTTCAAAAGGGTTGTCTGTTAATTGGTGAAAAAACTCCGGGTTTTCATCATAAAAAGGAAGTTCTTCTTTTACAGGATTGAAGTTTGGAGTAGAGTAGATATCTTCTCCAGAAGGTGTAATTATAGATTCAATAAGAGAGTCACTAACAGAAGAAGAGACTTCAGAATCATCATAAGAAACTATAACAAAAGAAGAAGCATAAGGAGAGTTTTGCATAGATTGAGTATCTACATCAGAAAGATGAACAACATCACCACATTCTATCAGTTTAGATACCCCGTTGACTATAAGTCTTTCAGGTTTTACAGCAATAACAAAGTAACTCATTTACTTAAAAAAACTAAGGGTTTTTGTTTTGGTTAACTACTACTAATTCTCCGGAAGCCAAAGTAGGAGTAGCTCCGCTGTAAGTTAATACCAAAGTAGCTAAATGTAAAGAAGCACAATCACGAATTAAAGATAAAGAATTAGAGTTAGTGTAAGGAGGGTAAACACCACTAACATAAACAAGTTGTTCTGCTTCATTAACTTTAAAGTTCCCGGCGGCTAACTTAGAAGAGGTTTGATTACCCCAACCACGATTGTTACCTTTTTGAGAAGGAACAATAGGATTCTCAAAAATAGGATCGGCTAAAGACCAAGCACCGCTAACTCTTTTATAGAATTTAGAAGTTTGTAAATACTCATCCATGTCAAAACACTCAATTGCCCAATCATCATTAGCAACTGCATCCCCATTTAATAAAGTCGTTGGTGCAGAACTTCCTTTTATATAGGGTAAAACTCGTCTTGAAGGATTAGCAATTATGTAATAGTAATAAGTACCAGCAGAAGTAACAGTAGAACCACCAGAATGTAAAGTGGTAGTAGGAGTAATAGTTAAAGTAACAGAAGAGCTTAGGGTAGCTAACTGACTATCTAAATAAGCTGAACCCACAGCTATTGTTACTGTACTAGCTACAGAAGTAGCAGAACTAACAGCTGCAATAGAAGCAGAAGGTGTTAAGCCAGAATAAACAGAAGAATAAGGATAATAGGAAAGACCGACACCTCTAGATTCAGGATATAAGTCTTTTAGAAAACGAAAGCCAGGTGCTACCTGTTGTGGAATTGGAGTTGAACTAGCCATAATTTATTTAAATCAATATTTATATAAAGTTTTATAGATACTTTACTATAGGCCTTAAGCCTATAGTAAGTACAACTAGAAAGTACCGTAAGCCAAGTTAGATTGGATAATGAACTTATTAGATAGCTCACCTTCGTCACAAACATCCAGGATAGAAATCCAGTGAGGATAAATAACAACAGGTAGGAAAGCATCACCCATTTGCATAACGCGTCCTGGAGGTGCTGGAGGCTCGCTCATAGCCGAAGTACGAACAAAGATACCTGGGTTACCATTTGGAGATTCACCGCTACAATGATAAGTAAACCCTAAAGTAGCACTAGGATTATCAATAGCGTTACGAGCTACTAAGGCTACTTTATGAGCAGGCCAGTAAGTTTTAATTTTGTTATCTACTGGATCTCTGTACATACCATCTACTGCTGTGATACGCAAACCAGCAATAGAAGTAATTTCTCCGCCTGGGCCCATAGTAATATAAGTAGCGGGTGCCCCACCTGTGCTAGTTACAATATTTGCGTTACCAGCTACTGTGCTAGTAGGAGCGTTATAAACAAGAACACCAGGTACATTACTTAAAGATTTGATATACTCGTTTTCCATTAAGATAGTGAGTAAATCAGTTGAAATAATAATGTCTGTAAAAGTGTTTTTATTAGTTTTTCGTAAATATTCTTTTAAGAGACGTAAGCCGTAGATAATATCAGCTTTAGGATCTGTCCAAGCTACTCCAGCACGTTGGTCAGTAGACTTAAACATTAAAGCTTCTTTACGACCTTTATTGTTTGCCAAAGCTTTAGCAGCAGTAAATCCAGTACCCGATACATTAGCTCCGGCTGTAACACTACTATCAAACCCATCGTATCTAAAATTGTTATGAACAGGAATGTTAGAGGAAACATTAATGCTAACACCTGTACGTGGGTCAGTGTAGTTAATACCACCTAATAGAGCTTTAGTAATAAAGAGGTCTTTAGTACGAGCGTGACGGGCGACTAATTGTTGTACACGGCGTTGAACAATATCTTCTGGACGGTAAGCTTGGTTAAAAGTACCAGGCTGACGGAGTTGGTTAATGAGGTGTTGTTCAATAAAGTCATCTTCACGAACTACTGCGGGGCGAGCAGTGAATGCACGAATTCTATTTTGTTCTAAGAAACCACCGCTAGGTACACCAAATCGAACGATAGGCATAATACCTAAACCTTCGATGATTTGTTCTACAACGATAGTACGTTCAGGGATGTTGCGGTCGGGGAAAAACTCACCTAAAGGAGTTCTAGCAATCTGATAAAACGATTGCGCTAACATAGTTAGCTGTAGTGACCCTAATTGATACTCTTCCCCTATAAACTGATAGGGACTAGTACCTGCTTGAAATTCAATAGCCATATTACTTCCTATAATTATTTATAAATATTTTTAAACTTATTAAAATTAGATTCGTTTACCTTTAGTCATCTCAGCAAAAACGCGTTGGTTTTCTTTGATGATATCTAAATAAGGATTAGGAATCTCTTCTGCTGGAGAGTTAGAAACTGGTTCAGAAGAACCTTGAACTTCCGAGAATTTTTGATGGTTTTCAGAGGATAGTTCTGATAAACGAAGAAATTGAGCCTCGCGTTGTTCTTTAGACAAAGAGGGTAATAGGTCTGAAAACACGCGTTTTGTATCAGAAGAAATATTAAGGGATTGTACTTTTTCTAATAGAGAAGCAGTTGTTTGAGCTTCTATAACAGATTGAGCTTCTTTTAGTTGAGTTTCAGTCAGTTGTAGTTTTTGAGTCAAGTCTTCTACTTTTAAAGCCAAATCAGCGATTTGCTGAGCAACTTTATCAGAGAAAGCAACTGGGGTTTCAATAGGAGTATCCATAATAGTAGGTTCAGTCATTGGAGGTTTATTAAAATCAAATAAAAAAGAAACAGATTTACCTTCTTCAGATTCTGAAAAGGTTTGGTGGACAGCTTGTACTCTAGGAAGCCCAGTAAGAAAAGGTCTATTAGTTAAAGCTGCACCTCTTAATACAGTACCTATAGATTCCCCAGTAGTTTTACTTTTAGCATTACGATAAAACTCCCCACTGGAATATCTATAAGCGCCATCTTTAACGGTATTAAACACTTTATCATTTACAGGGTCAAAAAGACCAAATAAGGTATTATTATCTTGATAAAGGTCTTTTAAAAAAGCTACGGAAGGGGCTCCTTCTATAGAATCAGAGTCTGTAGGATGACCTGTGAATAGGGGAGGTTCGTAGCCAGTAGCTTTATCAGACCAGTTTTTTAAGATATCGTCAAAGTCTTTTTGCTTAAAAGAAACGTCCCCGTACTCAGGATGCACCCAATTACCTAAAACTGCTATAGGCACTTTGAGGTATTTAGTGTCTTCGCTATATAGTTCAGCAGATAAATTATATTTAGGTTCGATTGTTATAAGATTATTCATAGTTAGTCTATAGTACAACCTTCTAAGGAGCCGTGTTTAAGCTTATAGAGTTGTTTATATTTTTGATTAATATAAATAGCAGTAGCTTCTTTTAGTTCAAATTGTGGGCAGGATTCAACAGCTTCAGAATACAATTCTAGGTCTAAAGAAGGCTGGGGTTGGGGAGGCTCTGGAGGCTGTTCTGAGAGAGTTTCTGAGGAATCAGCGGGGAGGAGGGAAGAGGGAGGTGTATGGGAGTCACAGTAATAGACTGAGATAACACAGCAATCCCACTTAGAGCAATGAGCTTCTTGAGTAACAGGATTATAAGTAGAGAAAGCGCAATTACAGCAGCAATTAGCTAAACGGTAGTTAGGGATGCAGCTTTGGGATTCCAAAATAGATTCTGGGGATTGGTATGGGTTATAAGAGGAATAGTCTGATAGTTTTAAGGTAGCCGCGCGGCTATCTTTAGTTTTATCAGGTTCTACCTCTGTAGTAGCTTCTGTCTTACCTAAGTCAGCACTTATTAAACTTTCTATTAATTCATTATCATTCATATTTATGCTGTCTAAATCTTTTTTATTAGCTTCTTACTTCTCTTATAATACTATTGAGCTACTTAGTTATACAAATATAGGTTCAACTTTAAAGGCTACGGTTAAAAACAAAAAATCTAATAAAACTGTAACTATAGATATACACTATAAAGATATTCCAGCAGTTTATTATAACGCGGTTAATATCTATTCAGCTCAAATAGATCTACTAACTAAAACTTTTAACCCTAAGCTAGAATTGCCAGAAGCTGTTATCCTTTTGCTACTACAGACTAAAATAGAAGAGACTATAACAAAGACTAATATCAAAAATAATATACTTAGATACACTATAGGTTATGAAGAAAAGGAAATAGAGTTAACAAATAGTGAGGAATTATATAATGAGCTTCTATTATGCAAACTACTAGTAGAAGGCTATAAAATAGAAGAAATAAGAGGAAGTCACTTTAGGTTTATATCTCTAGAACAAAAAGAAACTATGACTACTACTCATAATTGCAGCTGTTATGAGTTTAATAGTATAAAAGATTGTAAGCATGTAAGAGCTGCTAGAGTAATAAGATTAAATAGAAGATTTATAACAGAATTTATAAAGTATTAAAAGAGTTATTTATCGCGAGCTTTTATTTGTTTAGTAGTAGAGCCAGTAGAGCGACCGGGTTTACCGGAACCATTAGGGCCAACATCAGCGGGGCTAGTTTTTCTTCTTGGTTCTAATACTATAGAGTCAATAAACTTACGGTCAGAAGATTCTAATCTCCTACTGGACAATCTAACCATTTGTCTTACTATATTCCAATCATCATTATTAGTAGGATTCAAATAACCTAACTCTGTTAGACCTTTTACCATTTGCATTGTAGCTACCCTGTCTTCTGACCTGTCAGAATATACTCTGGTAAAGTTAGGAGGTATTTTTGCTGAAGCTCTATTAAAATTCCACTGCACTAATAAAGTAAATACCTGTTTGATTAAAGCTGATGTTAAATGGTCTCTAGCTAACTCCACAGAGTTATAAAACACTTCCATACGCCTTTCTATAGAATCTGGGTTTAGACCCAAACTGCGGTCTGAGACTAAGAAATAAGGAATTATGTGTCTAATAGATTCTTGGTCTGCATACCAAATAGAATCTAAAAAGGTGTTAGCTACCATGTCACTTTGAGGAATGGAACCTACTTCAGGTTTAGCTCCATCTATATTAAAGGGCAGCATCAGGGTAGTTTTAATGCCCTCATCACTATCTATTTGCTCTTTTAACAAGTCGAAAGTAGTAATAGGCTCTTCTTCCCCAGTAGAAGGATTAACGCGGATTTGAGACGTAGGAGAGCTAGTAGAAGCTATCCAAGTAAGTCTATGGCCTGCTTTTTCTAGGTGTAGAACCATTAGGTCAATAATAGCGTTTTTAAGGCGTTCCCATTTATAAGCTGGGGCTACTAGAGATTGACCGTAGAAATTACCGAAGTGAGATTCATTAGAGAGGTAAAGTACTTTCCAGAATTGGAGTTGTTTTTCAGCCACAGTAGAGCCAGCTACTGTTTGGTATATACCTGACTTATGATAGGCATCCCAGGTTTCTCCGTTTTCTACTAATCGTCCGCGTTTGTCTGTATAAATAGTAATAGTAGAAGGATGATAGGTAACAATATCGGAGAGAGATAGAGTGCCAAAATCTAGTTTAAAAAGCAATTCAGAAACAGAAGCACCTGCCCAGCATTCAGTAAACTTAGCAGTTTTAAGACAATTTTTCCAGCTAACACCTAGAGTATCTTCCATTTTAAGAATGTTATTATTAAGAAAGGAAGCTATTTCAGGGTCTGGATGAGTTATCTGACCGATAGTAGAGATAATGTAATTGATGTAAGTATTAAGAGCCGTTCTGATAGTAAGGTCTTGCCGTGCTAAAGATTCATAGAGGCGTAAACGAACGTTAGGTAAACGTCTAGCAAAAGTGAGAGCAGAGTGCATACCTAACTGAGTAAATTTACCCCTAGCAGAGCGTTTATCTGGGTAGGTGATATCTGTAGAGTACATAGTTATTAAGAATAAACTTTACCAAAGGTAGAATTAGGGTTACCGAACTTGAGTTGAGAGTTGTACTCCATTTCCTTCATTTCAAGTTTACGTTCTTGTTCCCGGCGCTTACTTTCTTGGTCTCGAGCAATATTAGAGATTTCAAAAGAGAGAGCGCGGCGGATAACATCAGGTAATCCATAAGTTTTAACAAAAGGGTCTTCCCGTAAACCTAACCAATCCAGAATGTCAATAGGTGAATATTGACAAAGAGCTATAAAGCTGGCTATATCGTATTTCTTACTGTAGTATTCAGCTTCTTTATCTATTCCTAGCTGTCGTTTTAATACAAAGTTATCAGCTTCAGTTTGGGATTTAAAGAAAATGCGTATATTTATTGGGTAGTAAGAAGGGTAAAATGATAGTCTACCTCCTAATAAGATATTACTAGAGATAGGCATAGCAGGAATATATTGAGAGAAAGGCAGATTACCTTTAGATATCTCTAAGCTAGAGAAAGCTGGTTGTGTGTAGTATCTTGTTTTTTCGACATAGCAGACTTGACTTTCCCACGCAAAGCTTTCTTCTGCTTTCCCCGCTTTTTAGCCTCTTCTGATTCACCTTCTTCTAACAAGAAGACATTGACAAAGATAGTAGATAAAAATTGTACAGTATCTATAAATTCATCATCAAATAAACTAACAGGGTCTTTAGGTTGTTCAATAACTTTATTATCTACATGGGTAACACACATAGCCATCATATACTCATCTAAAGTACAACCATTTTCCTGGTTCCCTTTAAAATTAGTATCTGCTTTCCATTGTACTCCTGTGTTAGGTCTTTGGAATGTGTAACTACGTCCATTTGGAGTCATAGAACCGGGGACAAAAACAGTAGGTTCTAAAGCTGAATTACGTTTTTCTGAAGCATAACTACGAGCTAACTTAGCCTGGTCATCATCTATAAAACAAGTTCCTATAAACTCTATCATTGATGCTTGTCTATCATCTATAGGAAAAGGTTCTATTCTAGAGGGTATATCTTGAGAGTTTAATTCTATAGATTTACCGTCTTTAGAAATTTTTACTAACATCAAAGAAAATAATAATTCCTCAACAGAATAGGGTGGCCTTTGTTCACCTTCTCTAGTTGGATATGGGTACAGTTTCTTAGCTTTTCTGTAATCCCCATAAGTCGGAACTTCATAAGAAACTTCTAATACTTTGTTAGGCAAGTCAGCTGCATCTATAACTATTACTGGTCTATTAGACATATAAGGTCTATTGTTTTAAGAGAGTTTAATCTACAATAAGTATACACATGAACCCAGATTATCCAAATTACCTACTAGATGAAACAGATTACCATTACGATACTGAAGATGTAAACGTAACTAGGAATGAAAATGAGGATACTCCTTATGCTTTAAGGGTCCAACAAGATCCTAGTTTAAGTATTGTAGCCTACAATTTTGGTAAGGGTAGTCCTATATCTCAATTTTTTGAGTCTATAGAAGAAAATGCTGTAGACCCTTATAAAGCAATTAAAAAACTCAGTA